ACTCCCGCCCCCAAGGGCAAGGGCAACACCAACGATCTCAGAATCTTCACCATCTGTTGCATATGATGTTTGACCCACACCGCCAACACCCCCTGCTCCAATTGTTATCGTATAGCTTTGCTTAGATAATGTGGTTGAGCCTGGCAAGAATTGGCCAGCACCCCCGCCGCCCCCCTCGTAAGCTCCCCCTGATCCAGCCCCAGCACCGAGTAGAAGGTATTCAACAGGGCCTTCAGATGTGACGGTAAACGTTCCTGAAGCTGTGAATATATGCGCCCGCCATTTTTGGCCAGACTCTGTATATTCTATAATGGTTCCACCTGTGGCATTCGTTCTTTGAATGACTGTACCCATTACGCCAGATTGATATGGTATTAACCTAGCCATTATATCGCCCCGTATGCCCACCACTCATTTGGACCTAGTTTCACAATAGTAACAACCCCTTTATATGCACCGCCAAGGATTTCTATTTCTGTATCATCTACGCCATTCACTGTAACCCCTGCGACTGGGTCTATGCTTAAAGTTCCAGCTCCGAATTGGGCGATTACTATCGCGTCCTCATCTGCAAAGGTTAAAGTTGCGTCAAGTGGTATAGTCACGCTTGCGGCTGTGGCTTTATCCACAGAAATAATATTACCTACATCAGCAAGGGTAATTGTAGTGCTGTCTGTCTCTGCTCTACGGTAAGACTTAAAAAGGGAGCGTTTATTTCCTGCGCTGTCTATTTGAGCTATTGAATCCCCATCATTATAAATATTTATGTAGCCTGAAGCTGCCGTATCTGGGTCCGCTTGTGTAGGTATCTTTATTAGTCCATCGTCTGCCATTTCCTAAATCCTTTCTTTTATAGAACTAGTTCACCTAGTTTGCTCAAAATGTCGTTGTTGTCTGTTGGGGTTTCACCATTGATTATATCTACAACTAGTGAGTTATTCATTCCATTCATACATAATGAATAATATTCTGTTCCTCTGAAATATAGCTGGATGCATCCGTAGGTGTCTTGATTTACATCAATTCTTGATCTACTTATATATATTTCTTTACAGTTAACCTTCGCTGAAGCATCATTGAACTTTATATTGATATAAGAATTGCTAGAAACTATCACTAAATTAGCCATTAGCCTATTATTAACTCCCGCACGTTTACACCTGCTACATAATTACCCGTTCCTGTAACGGTTGATGCACATAGCCAAATTTCATCTCTTGTTCCATCTATCGCAACACCTGGGTGTATTACAGTTTTTATATCTAGGTTCACATCGTTTATATTGTCTGATGCATAGCCAATTGCTAGCCTTTCCCCGTCAGCCGATACGGCATTAGCTCCAGATCCTACGGCGTATTCAACGGGTGAAGTTGTCCCTGCTGAGGTCCAAGAAGGTGAATCCGAATACGTTGGATTCATTTGCAATTCCCATCTTGTATCCTCGTTTCCTGTGGCCATTAATGATATTAATTCATTTATTACTGTCGCATCTAAATGGGTGCTTTTAAGCCTGTAGCCTATCATAGCCTCTAATGATGTTCCAAGTGTCTGTGTAGTTACTCCAGTATTAAACCCCCTCGATACTCCCGAGGGCTCTTTGCCGCCTTCTGATTGTATAGAACAACATATTTGTTTTGCTGTAAGTGTACCCCCTGTTGATCTAACCTCATATCTTACAGAATGATTAGGGGATGACATATAAGCGCCCGTTTGCCCTGCATTCGCGTTCTTTATTTCGTGGACTAAACAAAGACCCCCGCCTATATCTAGGTAATACCGCACGCGTCCCACTGCCAAGTGAAAGTCTATTACAAATATCTGGGTGCTATCCCAATCTGCAGTTAGTCCTGAAGCGCCAGTTCCGTCCATTGGATCGTCCCACTGATCTTGGGTAAATGCTGTTTCTGTTCCGTTCTTAGATATAGCTAAATAAACATCTGTTCCATCTGAACCAAAATAGATCCCGTCTATGTCTGCCGTATATGGTGCTGAAGTAGACGAATTGAAGTATCCGAATTTTGCTGATGTGTTTGCAACTGGTTCACCTAATACACCTGTTAAGAATATTAATTGGCTCTTTCCTGGTTGATAGTCGAACCTCATAAATGTTTGGCGTATAACATAATCATTGTTCGCTGATACCGCCAGAGAAACGGCTGCATCTGTGCTTGAATGTGTAGAGGTGGCACCGCCTGCAGTTACTTCATCCCAGACTTGAGCACCCTTTCCCACTAATAGCTTTGAATCAAATGTTGTATGTGGGTTGGATGTCCTAAACCTGCTGAATGCGTCAAAGTTCGGCCCATCAGCAAACCCTTGAACTGTCATGTCTCTTAAAGTAGTCATTATTTTATCGTCCACATATCAAGATCTTCTGAGAACTCAATTGTCAAGCCCTCGTATTGTTTTAATGGAACTAGCCCAGCTACGGTCTTTACTGAAGATACAGTCAGCTCACCAACCCCTATATTGGTTATATAGTGAAGCTCACCGTCTTTAGGTGCAGAATTCAAACCCGCCGTTATAGCTGTACTTGAATTCGCGATATATGATAGAATATTGCTATTTACAGTGAAATTCACCGTTTTTATTTTAGGTGGTATTGTACTATGTGCTGAAGCAATAACCGCTTGCCCGTCTACTTGAAAGCATCCGTCTATAGTTAATGAACCAGAGGTAAAATGTTGCTTGTTCACAGGTACTGTTATGTCTGTCCCTGCTGGGATTGAGTAATTAGGGTAACCTTCTGTAGCGGGTACAGATAGATCAACTACACCTGTTCCGCCTATTGGGGAAAGAGTAACGCTTGCATCTGTAGAGGTTAGCTGTGTGACTCCACCTACGCCGCCACCACCACCGCCTGACTGTATAGTTATACTCTCGGTTTTCTTTGATCCATCTCTATAAAGCTTGGTTATAACAAGGGTTCCGCTACCTTTCTTCTTTATACTGAGGTCTACTAATGAACGCTCTTTAGATATAGCCCTTTTAAGTGTTCCGAATATACGCTCGTAATCAACATCCGCGCTTTTGCCATCTTTACCTCTAGGGCCTCTTAATCCTTGTATACCTTTACCGCCCTTCTCGCCTATCTTACCGCGTGGACCTCGCTCACCCTGTATTGAGTCCCCTTTTTCGCCTTTTATGCCTTCAGGACCCCTTATAGAGTCCCCTTTAGGGCCTTTTATACCTTGAGGTCCCCTTATAGAGTCCCCTTGTTCTCCCTTATCGCCCTTGATAGGTTCTGGGATAGCTTCAATGGCTTCACCTATAATACGTTCGTAATCTACGTGTATTCTACTCGGTTTAGCTCTTAAAGGTTTAGCTGTTTTAGGGTTAGCTATCATTTACGCTCTGCAGGTTACCATCTTTGTAGACGAAGTTGATACCATTGATTGGATATATTAAACCCTCTTGAAATCCGCGCTCTTCTTCGGGTTCTTCTTCTGTCTCGGTTTCTTCGGGTTCAGGTGCTGGCACCTCTTCGTTGTCGCCTACTTCTTGGAAAGATTCCTCTTTCTGCTTAGAGCCGAACTCTAAGTCATGCTTCTCGGCTAACATCGCGTTAGCTTGGATAGCACCATAGACAGAATTAATATCCTCTTCTGGTCCTATCTCTATTGCGTACTCATCAGAGATCCACCCTTTATCGCGCTGTAAGATAAGTGCATCGAGGTCTTTTTTGGGATCCACAAATGCGTAGCTACGTGGGATCCACGTCCTAGAAGAATATTTAACGAATTTAGCTGGTCTAAGTGGTGCTAGTATACCCTTTGTAATAGATTTATTTAAGAATATCTCAAATACTGGGTCATTAAATTGGCTACGCTGTAAAGATTGGTCTATCATGAATCCGTCACGCTCTGCTAGCTTGCCTAGTCGCGCGTTGCTAAAGTTAGCCTCTGTTATGTCATTAGAAAAGGAATCAAAAGCTAAACCAAACGCTGTAGAGATCTCACGGAGCATTGAATTCCGCATCTCTTTTTGCTGTGTGGTAGGATGCTCTACTTTTATAGTTTCTATCTTACCGTTTGCAGCGTTCCAAAGACTGGCTGGCTCTGCGCTGAACATCGGTACATTGTTCTGGTCTGGTAAGTCCCCTGTGAACTCTGTCCCTGGTGGTGGCATTAATTGGAACGAGTTACAGGCAGCGACCCGAGCGGCGGCGATTTCCGCCTCTTGATACGCTTGGAGACCCTTGATGCTTTGCATAGCTGAGGCCCATTCCGTGATTCCGCGAACTTGGCCTATGCGTGTAGCCTTGAAGCCGTGTAATATCTTATTAGCTGGTATACGCTCGTGCTTATGTCTTGTATTGTTGCGCATTTGTACTGAATTGGGGTTAGAACTGAACACCCAGTAAGCTACAGCTCTATCTAAACTGTCTAGCTCTACACCCATACGGATTCTGTTACCGTTATTAGGCGAAGTCCTATTTAGTTCGAGATCCAGTACATCTGTTTCTAATATCTGTAGCTTAAAACCGTATTTATACCGTGAATTGATATCTATGCGAACTATGAACTCTCCATCTCTCTTCCTAGATCGTAAAGTCATTCTTTCTAAGTCTTGGAAGCTATACCGCCCCGTTACTTCGCAGTTCTGAGGTAAACAGAAGTCTTTCCATGCTGCTTCTATGATCTTCTTCGCGTCTTGATCTACTTTTCCGTCTGGGTTTCTTGGTTCAGCTCTCAAGCGTTGACCTTTGCCTATTATCTGGGTTTCTAAGGTGTTCAATGCTCCAAATACTAAGGGGTTATTCCGCTCTAACTCACGGGCTCTATTTTTAGTCTTAAGACTTCCGCCGTATATCTCTTCATTAGCTGTATTAGAAGAACTAAGCCAATCTGCTGTAAGTCTGTTATCTACGCTTGATTCGTAGTATCGTTTATGTGTGGGAGGGTTAACTTTTTTTTGCTTCTTCTTAAAGGGGTTCCATTTCATCTTATTGGACTCTCGTGAATTTATAACGGCCTACTCGGTTAGTCTTACGACCGTTGTCTAGGTTCTCGTCTTCTTTCTCGGCTGCACAGATACGGCGTAAGCCTTCTAGCCATGATAATTTAGAGGCTCCTGACATCTCGGATACTTGTATCCCATCTATTTCGTAAGATAGCTGTGTGGCATCCGCTGTGCCTGCTATAGATGTCTCTAAGGCGTCTAGTGCTTGGCATGCCCAAGAACGGGGATCTGCTACAGAGCCGTCTGAGTAATCTTGGACGATTTCCATTTGGCCTGTTATCGCTAAATGGGTGTCTGTTCCGTTATTGACTATTCCTTGATAATAATAAGTATCTGGAGTATAGAGAACTGTTACGGCCTCTTCTACGTCAACGTTATGCACGTTGGATACATTTGTAGTAGTTATTGAGAAGTCAGCAGGTGAGCTGCTCCCTTGTACGAAGTAATATATTAAAGTCCAGCCATCGTCTGGCTTATAGTCCGCTAAATCCTTGTCCCATTTCCAACTAACTCCAGCTACGAGTGATTCTGGCTCAGTGTCGGGTATAGTAAAAGCCATAGATGCCCCTTTGTCTAATTAGTGCGCTTATTTTGTACTTAAATGATCATTAAGTGTACTTTACACTAAAAGTTACAATTTTGCAACTATTTAAAAGAAAAAAGGCTAATTAAATTTAGCGTCTTTGATTCGCGAACTGAAAACACGTTCATTTTGTAACAGAAAAGGGGCTCTTTTTGTTACGTCTAATATTTTAGACTGAATACAAGAAGATTGTATATAGTATTATACATTATGAGCCAGGCTTTATATATCGGGGCATATAATTGCAAGGTTTTGACTGTTCTAGACTGTGAACTAAAATGTGTCATTATTGATAGCTAATCTTTGTTTGCGAGTATATTATGACCCATTATGAGCAATCTTTTGAGACAAACTAC